CCTGCGAGCGGGCCTACGACGCTATCTCAGCACCAGGTCGGCCACCAGCACAGTAGCGACGATTGCCGTCAGGGCGAGCCAGGCTTAGAACCCTTCGGGGAACGTATATTGACGAACGTTACCACGCGCTCGACGGTGCTGAATTTGTGCAGGTAGCCGCACTCGTAGCGGCGGCGCACGGTGTTGTACATAGCATTGCTGCGCGTTTCCAGCCTGATGGCCCAGGTGCTGCAGATGGGGCATTTCATGGGGTGCGGGCGCGGATGGCCGCCTCAAGATCAACCGGGCCACCGTAAAAAGCCACAAGGTCTATGCACTCAAGCGCAAACTCCTTGCGCACGGCGGCGGCAAAGCGTTCAAGTTCTTCGTCCCAATCCTCATATGCGCATCGAACACCGGGCTCGTCGCAGGCGCTGTAAATCGGGGCTAGGCCAGCCTCTCGCGCCATGCGGATGATGTCTTCTTGGGTCATTCCATGTTCCTCTCAATCAGCCGGGCGATGAACCCGCCGTAATCCGTTCTTCGGACAATGACCGGCGTTCAGTGTGGTGGTTTCTTCGAGCATTTCAGCGCCGTTCATTGCCGCATACCTCTGTGTTAGGCCCATTCAATTGCCCGGGAACAGCACGTAGGTCTGCGTCGGCATGTCTGGCCTCTCATCCTGAACCCAGCCGTCAGGGCGAGGAGGGCACGCCTTGTAAGGCATGATTTCTCTCGGTTCCATCAAGCACTGTTCGCTGTACCGGCAGTAAGCAACTAGCGCGTCTTGCGGCTGCGTCTGCAAAAAACAAATCAGTTCGGCAACAGTCATCTTGTTTCTCCACCAACGGGCCTAACCCGTCGCTCAAGTTGAGAGCCAACAGCGCCCATCTGCGCCGTCATGCTCCGGTTAGTTCTGTGCGGGCGCTGTCGTCTCCAACTTAGCTCCCACGTTCGGCTTCAAGCTGCGCCACAGCCTTGCATGTGCCCGCAGCCGTGCGGGCGCTCTACGCGCACGCCAGCAATCGAGCCCTGCACCAGCGTCTTGCGGTTCTGGCGCATCCAGTAGCGCACGGGTCCGTCTTGCCCGTACTGCATCGCGTAGCGCATCATTTCGCGCGCCGCTTCTTCTTGTGTGGGGGCGCAGCCGTGCGCGCACATCAAGCCGGTGTCGCGTTCTTCCACTGCCCATCGAACTTCTGTTCTGCTCACTCGTCGCTCCTTAAAGTCACTTCGCTCCGGCCACCAGCCGATGCTAGGCGGCGGTCCTTTGTGCCATGTGGTCATTTCGGTTCCTCCGCTAGGCCGCGCCAGGGCAACACGACTGGCGAACCTGTACCAAATACTTTGAACTTGAGAATTGCGATATTTGGCGTAGTTGCGCCCGAACACCAACGTTTACCGTTCCAGTATCTGTACAACTTTCTCTCTCTGAAGCTATTGATTTCATACACCCCCGCCCTGACAGGCTTGACATCAGGCGGGAACCACGGGGTGAGTTTCATTTCGGCTCTCCTTCCGCTTTGGCGATGGCGGCGCGGGCCACCACCTGGGCGTCACCGGCAAAATGTATGTTGCGCGGGTCTGCAATGCGCTTCAACGCCTCCAGCAGTTCGGCGTTCCTTTCCCGCAGTTCAGCGTGTGCCAACCTCAGATCCGCGATCTGTATCTCATACCCACGCACCGACAGCTTCATCTCGTGGGACTGGTTGATCTGGTGCAGCCTCTCGTTCTCGGCAACCAGCCGACGCAGTTTGGCTGCGGCTTCATGGCACAAAAAACCAACTGGATGCCAAGTCGTTCCAGCATGCCAGACTTCGCCGTCTTGAACGCCGATGCGAACATCTTCCGGGACAGCGTCCAGCAGTTCCACCAAAGGCGTTTGCTTGGCTTGTTCAGTCATGATTCTTCTCCTTCAGCTTGGCCTCGATGGCGCGGGCAAAGTCAAACCAGCCACCAGTCTCTAGGCTTTCCTCTTGATACCTAGAGTGAATGACGCCCAATGCAGTCAACTCATCCTCACTCAACGAGCGCCACTCGCGGCGAGGTGGGTGGGTGTAGAGGGGCACGTCGTCCTCGCTTGTTTTGCGTCGCCAAATCGTTCCGCCGACGGCCATCCAAGCGTAGGGCGCCACCGGCTCCTGCTCCTGCTGCGCCAGCGAGTCAGCGCGAAATTGCGCCTGTTGCAGAGCCTTCTGAAGTGGAGTGAGGCCGATTAGGTTGGCGTTGCGCAGGTTAGGTTCCTCCTGCGACAGCGCGGCGCGTACGACTACTGACGCTTTACGTTCGGCTTGCCACTGTTCGCACCCCGGCTGCGTGTGTGTCTTCTCCAACGCCTCCAGCGCCTGCTGGGCGGCTTCGCGTAGTGTGGTCATTTCACTTTCTCCCCACAAAACACACGCCGGAATTCGGTTGCCTGTGCGGCCCACGCTGCGGCCCCCGCTGCGGCCCTCGCTGCGTCCCTCGCTGCGATCAGCTCTTTGTCTGTCGCCTCGCCTTCGGCGTACCGCTCGGCCACATCCAGCACAGTCAGCGAGCGCGGGTCGGTCAGCAGGTGTTGCACCTGTCTGACACACCACACTGCGTACAGCCGCGCCTCTCGGTCGATGCCGTCGCAAGCGCGCAGGCACCATAGCGCATCATCCAGGCCGTTGCCGTCAAGGATGGTGACCAACGCCAGCGGCTCGTCGTCGGCTTGAGTTTTGCCGAGGTGACGCAGGAGCTTGGCCCAGCCGTCGGCGCACGGGCCGTGCTCTCGGATTTTTTTGAGGGTGGTGTATATCATTTCAGCACCCCTCCAAACACCAGCACCAGCGCCAACAGGCCCACCACTGCACCCAGGATGTACGGCCACCATGGCTCCTGCGGCGGCAGCTTGACGCCCAGTTCGTCCAGGTCCACGCACGGCTCTGCAGCCTGCAGGTAGCGGCCCTGCTGGTCGCAGCCAAGCGGGATGCGCGGCTCGTATCGCATGGGTTCGTGCGCCTCTGGGTGCAGCACGCGGCGGATTTCGTCTTCGGTGGTCATTCCTTTTCTCCCTTCAAATACCGCTGCAGCCGATCAATCCGCGAGCGGTGGTAAGCGCACATCGCGTCCGCGTATTCCGCAGCGGACTCTGCGGCCAGCAACTGCCGGCGGGCCTCGTCCAGCTCACGCGCCGCCAGAACCTCGGGCGACGCGGGGCGGAACATTCCCGCCAGTGATTGGCGCCACCAGTTCATACGCCCTCCTTCGCCCGGCGCTCGTAGGCCAAGATGTCGCTCATCCGATACCTGATGCGCGGCCGCTCACCGTCACCGAGGCGCAGGTAAGCCGGCCCGCTGTTGTTGACCCGCCACTGGCTGAGCGTGTGCAGGCTCAGGCCCCAGCGGATGGCAAGTTGCGCGGGTGTGATCAGGTGCTGATCGGGGGGTTGGCTGGCGGCGCTCACAACGCACCCCCTTCCGCCTCGGGCGCAGGCGCCTGCTCGGCGCGGATCTCCTCCGCGCGGCGCTGCACGGCGGCCACCACGCGGTCGCGGTCCGGACCCTTCGGCACCTGGCGCATCTGCGGGCGCAGCAGTTCCAGGAACTCCAGTGTGGCGGCGCCATCGATGTCGCGCACCAGAGCCTCCACGTCCACTGCCGGCGGGGGCGGCGGCGGGGTTACCTCTTCGACGGCGCCCATGTCGCGGGCGGGGCGCGGGGCCATGTCCTCGGCCTCCTCGGGCGTGTAGGTGCCGATGGCCACGCCGGGGTAGATGGTGCGGATGCCTTCGCTGATGCACCGCGCCCGCAGCATCTGGCGTGGGTAGGATTTCCACGTCGGGTTGCGCGTCAGGCCCGCGTCCTGAGCCATCTTGGTCGTCCACTCAATGCGGACGCTGCCGCCCTGCGGGTGCGAGAACGTGCCCACCACGCGCTGGTCGGTGTACTCGCCCCATTCCACCTTGCCGCCGGCCTGCTGGAACCGCGCCAGCATGGCGTCAGCGCGCAGCGTGGGGCGACCGTTGATGACGTGGTAATCGCGGGCGGCGATGGCGGGGTGCATGCCCTCGGCCTGCGCCACCAGCATGAGGGCCATGGCTTGGTCGGGCGTCTTGACGCCGAACAGGCCGGACTTGGCGACCGCAAGCGCCATGCGCTCAATTTGGTCTACGGGGACAAGTGCTGTCATGGTGTTCTTTCCGGGGCGGCGTACCGCCCCTGTAGGTTAGTCGCTCAGGCCCGCGGCTTCACCCGCCGGCAGTTCCTGCTCCGGAATTCCCGCGGTTTCCACGGGCGTGCCTGCAGCCATCAGGCTGATGATGTCGTCCTGATTGGCCGGCGTCACAAGGAACGTGGGCGTGACATGGCGCAGCGCGTCGGCCGAGGTGTAGGCCCGCACCAGCCGCTCGTTGGCGTGCATGTCCGTCACGACGAAGACCTTCATCTTCCGCGTGTAGGGTCGCTTCTGCTTTTCCTGAGTCATTTTCTGCTTTCCGCGAGACGCCGCAGCGCCTCGACTTGGGCGCCGACCTCGGCAAGGAATTCCGTGACCCTGCGCTCGAGGTCGGCAACATACGCCGGGTCACGGTTGATGCGCTGGACGTGCAGCTGCAGTTCAGCAGGCATCCGGGGATCGAAGGAAACGAAATCGCACCACTGCCGGCCAGTGATCCACATCTGGCCCTGCACCTGCGGAATGTGCTCGTCGGGCATGCCGTTCAGCAGCGTCTCAATATGCACGGCGGTGTTCCACGGGCACTTGATCTCAACCAAGCCGTCCCAGTCCACCAGGCCGTCCGGGCTGCAGCCTGCCAGCAGGGTGTCGTGGGCGATGAAGCCCGTCTCCTCCACCGCGACGCCCGTGCGCTGCTCGTATGCAGCCCTAGAGGCGGCTTCCTGCTCCGTGCCCCAGCGCATAGCGGCGTTCTCATAACTGGGCACAGGCTGGCCGGTCAGGCGCTCAACCACAAGTTCCGTCAGGTATTTCTGGCGGTCAGCGGCGGGTGCGTTGTTCTTGAGGCGAGCCAGCGCGTCCTTGAACCGGGACGCGGTGGCCTTGCCGACGCGAGCGGCGTACCAGTCGGCATCGCGCTGGGTGGCGGTTTCGAGGATCACGTTGCTTCTCCAAGCGGCGGGAGCCGCTTTTGTTGTTTGTCAGATGATGGCACAGAAAATTCTTTGATGGCATCCTGAAAATCCCTAGTCAACACATTTACGAGGCGGCGCTGAACCGCCTGCTTGTGGCACAAAATCTGGTCTTCAGTCACCACGCGGTCTCCGCGACGCGCCGAGCGCAGAATCTTTCGCATCCCGACCCTGCTGCCAGCAATGCCGATATCAACGCGCTCCTGCGCATTCAGGGCGCGGTAGCCGACGCCGTGAACCGATCCGAGATCGACATCGTGGCGGTCCAGCAGCGTCTTTCGCCAAGCGGCGATTACGGTTCGGTAGCGGTGGCCGCCGATCTCAACGCCCAGCACATCGGCCACGGCTTCGTGCGTCACTTCCCAACCCACGGTCGGGGCGCCAAACGCATCCAGCAGTTTGCGGACATCGGCCCCTGTCGGGGAGCCGTTGAACATGACGCCCTTCATTTCACAGGCTCCTGACGGTGGCCTTGAACATGCCCCAGCTTCCGGGCGTCTTTGAGCCGGGGCGCCAGTCGCCAAGCCCCTTGTACCGACCGGCCAGCGTCAGCACCTCGGTCAGCACGCGGTCGGTGATCTGCTCGTCCCAGACGTTGATCGTGCCGCGCAGCATCCAGCGGTCGAAGCACGGGCGCACGCGGATGTGCTTGGCCGCGCCGATCTTGGCGCGCTTGACATGCAGCTTGAAGCCAAGCTCGATGGCCTTGGCTCGGTGCGACGCGAAATCCTTGACCTGCATCAGCGGCCTGATCTCTGACATCGGAACGGTCTTGCCGTCAATGGTCAGCGGCCAGAACGGCTCGGCAACCATCATGCCGGATTGGGTCTGGCTCTTGAACGTCTTGTTGCCCTTGGCGCCAGGCACCGGCACCATGCTGCCGCCTTCCATGATGCAGCGCATCAGGTTGTCGCTGGGCATCGCCACGACGTTATCGTCGTGGTAGGTGCTGCCGATCCAGCGGAAGGCTGGGCTGCGGTCATCGCCGGCCTTGCTGATCTTCTTGTTGGCCGCATCGGCCTTCCACTCGTCCATCATGTCGGACCACTCAATGTTGTCCTGATGCATGAGAAGCGGCGTGTCGCCGACGATCTCGATTTCGTATTGCTTCATTTCGTTGCTCCAGTTGATGATGATGCGCAATTGCGCCCTTGCCGCGCCGAGCTATGCCGTGCCCTGCCTTGCCGCGCAAAGCCTAGCCTCGTTGGTGTTGCCACCGGGATGACCAGCACGCCAGTCAACCCGCTGTAAACAGCCCTTGCCGAACCCTGCCAGACCGCGCCGAGCCGCGCCCTGCCGCGCCGAGCCTCGCCTGACCACGTTGGTGCAACAGCACCGGGAGAGGCGGCACGCCGCCCTACCCGCTGCATTCGCAGCCCCTGCCTTGCCCAGCCAAGCCACGCCGTGCCAGACGCTGGCCGCGCCTTACCCAGCCTTGCCAAACTTAGCCTAGCCGCTCCT